ATGGATGGAGTTTTAAACAGAAAAGAGAGGGAGACCCTCTGTAATCTCCTTGAAATTCCACCTCATTGCTTTGGTAATTTACCTATGATGAAGGCTGCATTTAAAAAAAGCTGCTTGAAGCATCATCCGGATAAGGGTGGTAATCCAGTTATTATGATGGAATTGAACACCCTTTGGAGCAAACTCCAGAGAAATATCCACAAATTGAGAAATGAATTCAGTCTCTTTGATGAGGTCAGTACTAAATTTCATTGGGAGGAGTGTGGTACTTTAAAAGAATACATGCAGTGTGGATTCAAAGCATTCTTTTGCAAAGGTCCCGGGTGCATGCTTAAGCAGCTAAGAGATTCTAAGTGCGCCTGTATTAGCTGTAAGCTGTCGCGGCAGCACTGCAGCCTGAAAACCTTAAAGCAAAAAAACTGTCTGGTGTGGGGTGAGTGTTTTTGCTTTCATTGTTATCTTGTCTGGTTTGGATTTCCTCACAATTGGGAAAGTTTTGACTGGTGGCAAAAAATTTTAGAAGAAACAGACTACTGTTTACTGCATCTGCACCTTTTCTAGACTCCTACTTCCTTCCTCTGTAAGTATCAAATGTGGAATGGAATAATATTAACTGAAATCAAAGAAAGGTTAGTGATGACTGATGTTGTGTACTTTCCCATGTAGGTCGACGAGACTCCTATATATGGAACAGCCAGATTCAAAGAGTGGTGGCATTCAGGACAGTATGGCTTTGGGAAGGCATACCCCGGTCCAGGACCCCGAAAGCCCTCCTCCACTGCATCCGGGGGAACCTCCACTGACAGAGCATCCCCTCCAAGCTGCAGCCAGAGCTCTTCCTCTGGCTATGGGTCCTTCTCAGCGTCCCAGGCTTCAGACACCGAGTCCAGAGGAGCCAGTGTACCTCCCCAATACTCTGATGACACCTCCGATGCAACAGAGACCACCAATTCAGGAAGAGAATCCAGCACACAACACGGAACCAGTGTACCTAGAGGTTCTTCCAGAAGTGATGGCACCTGGGATGATTTGTTCTGTGACGAGTCGATTTCCTCGCCCGAGCCTCCCTCGTCCTCAGAAGAGCCAGAGGAGCCCCCCTCCTCTTCAAGGAGCAGCCCCCAGCAGCCCCCGTCTTCCTCTACCGAAGAGGCCTCGTCATCTCAGTTTACCGATGAGGAATACAGAGCCCCTCCATTCACCTCCCCGAAGACCCCTCCTCCCTTCTCCAGAAAGCGAAAATTCGGGGGGTCCAGAAGCTCTGCAAGCTCTGCTAGTTCAGCAAGTTTTACAAGCACTCCACCAAAGCCAAAAAAGAACCGAGAGACTCCTGTTCCTACTGATTTTCCTGTTGACCTTTCTGATTATCTTAGCCATGCTGTTTATAGTAATAAGACAGTAAGTTGCTTTGCTATTTATACTACACCTGATAAAGCTGTAGAATTATATGAAAAAATAGATAAATTCAAGGTTGATTTTAAAAGTAGACATGCATGTGATTTAGGATGTATATTGCTGTTTATCACCTTATCTAAACATAGAGTATCAGCTATTAAGAATTTTTGTGGTAATTTTTGCACTATTAGCTTTTTGATTTGTAAGGGGGTAAATAAAATGCCAGAAATATATGCTGCATTATGTAAACCTCCCTATAAACTGCTGCAGGAAAATAAGCCTCTTATGAGTTATGAATTTCAAGAAAAGGAAAAGGAGACCACCTGTAATTGGAACCTAGTTGCAGAATTTGCCACAGAATATGATCTAGACGATGGTCTAATTATCTTAGCACATTATCTAGACTTTGCTAACCCATTTCCTTGCCATAAGTGTGAAAACAAATCTCGCCTCAAACCCCACAAGGCACATGAGTTACATCATGCAAATGCTAAGCTATTTTATGAATCTAAGTCCCAGAAAAGTATTTGTCAACAAGCCGCAGACACAGTGTTAGCCAAAAGGAGGTTAGAAATGCTGGAAATGACTAGATCAGAAATGCTGTGCAAGAAATTTAGAAAGCATTTAGAAAAATTAAGAGATTTAGATACTATTGATTTAATGTACTATATGGGAGGTGTTGCTTGGTATTGTTGCTTATTTGAAGAGTTTGAAAAAAAATTGTTAAAGATTTTAGAACTGTTAACAGAAAATATACCTAAATATAGAAACATATGGTTTAAAGGCCCAATTAACAGTGGGAAGACTAGTTTTGCTGCAGCATTACTAGATTTGCTAGAAGGCAAGGCCCTGAATATTAACTGTCCATCAGATAAACTGCCCTTTGAGCTTGGATGTGCAATAGATAAGTTTATGGTTGTTTTTGAGGATGTGAAGGGTCAAACAAGCACAAATAAGGATCTGCAACCTGGGCAAGGAATTAATAACCTTGATAATTTAAGAGACCATCTTGATGGTGCAGTTGCTGTTAGTCTTGAAAGAAAGCATGTAAACAAGAAACATCAGATATTTCCTCCTTGTATTGTAACATCTAATGACTACTTTCTTCCTAAAACTCTATTGGCAAGATTTAGTTATACTCTTAACTTTTCCTCAAAGGCAAATCTGAGAGATGCTTTGGATCACAACATGGAAATAAGGAGAAGAAGAATTCTGCAGAGTGGTACAACTTTATTATTATGCCTAATTTGGTGCTTGCCTGATACATCATTTAAAGCTTGTTTGCAAGAAGAAATAAAAGAATGGAAGCAAATATTACAAGCAGAAGTATCATATGCCAAGTTTTGTCAGATGATTGAAAATGTAGAAGCAGGTCAGGACCCTCTGCTTAGCATTTTAATAGAGGAAGAGGGCCCTGAAACACAAGACTCTGGCAATTTCTCTCAATAAACCTTTTTGTTTCCAATTTCCTGTTGTTCCTTATTTCAGAGTTCACTAAGGACAAGTTCCTTTTTTTTAAAGGGAACTGTCAAAATTAGTTCCTCATTTAAAAGGTCATAATCCGGGGTTTTTTATTTGGCAGCTTTGGATGTAACTGCTGCAGGAGCAGCGGGGGGTGTTGGGTATGCAGTTTTATTTTGACCAAATTTGTCTAAAAATCTAACAATGTCTGGATCTCCAGGTAATTGTTCCTTGCCTTCATAAATTCTTACCTCTTCTACCTGATTATCTTTTCCCTCCATAGGCTGCCCTGATACCTGAGGCATAAGATTATTAAACAAAGAATTTATTAAATTAACTACAGGATATGGATTTTTCACCCATCTTTTCCTAAGGGTAACATTAAAATATCTAGGTAAGCCATGAAAGGCCATTTTACCACTAGTTTTATATAGGAAGCCCACTATGTCTGCACAACTCACAAACAGTCCATCTCCTTTGCAAAGAGGGCCCACACCATTTTCATCTAGCAGTACTGTAGTTAAAGTATTGCTAAACTGAAGCATGGTTGGTGTTTGAGACCCGGTTTGCAAAGATCCAAAATATCTACTGTTTTCATTTTTAGCTGGATCTGGACTCCATACTTCAATTGGATATTTTCCATCTTTATCTAATTTAGCTTTAGCTGCAGGGTCCAGACCCTGGTTTTTAGCTGTTGCTCTCTTTCCTAGAATTGTGTCAATTGTAATTGGGCCTCCATTAGTAGACGCTGGGTACTGAGTTTTATAATCTAAGAGTAGGCCTTGCAAATCCAAAGGCTCTCCTCCCACAGCAAACATGTGATAATTGACTCCCTCAATAGGAATGCCAGCGCCATTTTCCTGGTTTCGCTTCATATCAGAAAAATGAACATTAATTAAAGAACTGATACCCACTACCTCTGTTTTTACAGAAACTGCTTCCCACATTTGCAGTGTGTCACAGGTAATGTCTTCATTTAACATAGGCAGTGATACCCGTGCCACACTGTAAGCAGGTAAATGTTCCTTAGATGGTTGATTATTGGGCTGCATATCATAACTGTAAGTATACCAGTCTGATGTAGTAGCAGGAAGATCAAAAGAATTAACTCCCATCCTTGGATTCAGGTACAGTTCTATTTGGGTTATGCTGTCTTCTCCAGTCACAACTGACAATACCTCCACACCACCTTTCACAATTAGTTTTGGAACAGAGGAAACATTTGGGCTACATCCAGGCTTAGGAGCACACTGCTTTTTGGGTGGTCTACAGGCGGCTGCTGCTTTTCTTTTTGGTGCCATCTTCAATTACTTGTAACTCAGGAGAAAGGTATCCACTAAGGCCTAGTATGAGAGGAAGGAGCCAGTCTGGAGTTTGCTGCTGAAAGGTTCCTCCTACATGTTCAGGTATCACTAATGTTTCCCCTGAAACAAGCCCTGCATTTTGAGCTGGCATAGACTGAGCCACCCACCTACTATTTAAAATTAAATTAACCAAATTACTCTGAATTTGTAATTGCCTAGACGTGGGAGACAAAGAATCAAAGACTTCTCGGCCTACAGAATGCAGTAAGCTATTTTCCCACTGTAGTGGATCGAGGCTAAAGGACAAAAGTGCATGCCTCAAAACCTCATTAGAGCCTGCCCACGAAACATCTCTATTAACTTGTGACACTTGCTCTCGTGCCAATCTTACCCCAACACTTATTAGGGAACTGATACCACTAATAGTTTGAAATATAAAGCCATAAGTTAGGCCCTGGTTAACCATTGAAGCCACTAATGAGAAATTTGCAAACTGTTCAGCAGTGAAACCAAGTTGAGCTAAGGCCTCAATGCCAGAAATCCCCTCTATTGTCATTAAACTTGTGACCTCGGCTTCCAAAGCTGCTAAAGCTTCTCCTGTAAGAATACTTTCCAAAGTAATTCCTGTTGTGGCACTGAGTTCAGTAGCAATTTCACCAATACTGGCCAGAAGAGTGATGATTCCCCCCATCCTGAAAAATAAATAAAAATTACTTACTTTGCCTTGTCCTCCGCCCTTTGTAAGAGAAAAAAAAGTTGGCTCTCCTCCCTTTGTGTTGAAAAAAAGTTGTGTTAAGAGTCTTCTGACTCCCTCCCAAACAGAAAGAAAAAAATTGTTTACGCGTTAACTCCGCCTCTCCAGGATGTGAGTCAATGCCAGAAACCCTGCAGCAATAAAAGTTCAATCAGAGTAAACCACAATGTTGCCTTGGCAGACCACAAACGTTGCCTTGGCAGCTAACTTTTTTACAAATTACTCTGAGGCTTGGGGCTCCTAGCCTCCGAGGCCTCTGGAAAAAAAAGAGAGAGGCCTCTGAGGCCTCCTCTAAAGCTTAATTAGCAAAAGCCATTCCAGGGCGGGAAATAGCAGTATAAAAGCCACTCCTAGGTGATGTAGCTCATTTTTTAGCAGAGCACAGCTACTGCAACAAC